AAAAAGTTATGTAAAGAGTAATTGAATTAGTAAAGAAATTTCAGTTTGACTGGTACTTTTTCTTGACGTAGTACCACCTTGAAGTATCTTGTATCAGATGCATCATTCTCCTTGACTTCCCAGTACTTGCTGATGTCGATATTGTCAAGAATGCCGTCATAGTTATCGAACTTCATTGTCAGTTCAATTGATGGCACGTTGCCTATCATACGGCAGTCAGCAAAAGAGACAGACATCTTATAATCAAGAAGTCTGTCCGTTACATTTGTCTCTCCATATTTTATAAGCATATAATCACACCTCAATCAGAGAGAAAGAGAATGAATCTGCCTTTAGACCAGACTGCACTCTCTTATAATTGTACTTCTTATTTGAAGCATACATCTTCTTGGTTCCTCTGATACCATGATCAGGAATGTAGAGTTCTGCCGTGAACTCTGCCGGAGTGAGTACTTTCAGAATATTCATTACATCTGTGAATGTATTCAACTTATATGTACATGTAATTTTAAGCATGTTAGAACGTATTCTATTTCTTCTTAAAACGCCTGTTGAGACAGGTCTGACACTGTCCGAATCTAAATCATTGATTTCTACGCTGATCTCTGAAGGAGTCGGAATAAGTGTTCCGTTTATCTTGATTTTCGCTTCATCTGCCATTTATTCCACCTCCTAATAGTCAAATACAGGCTTGCCTGTACGTGCTTCATAGTCCTTAATATTGTCAATCACCATCTTAGTGATTACTCTGCCATCATCAAGTACCAATTTAATGACGTAGGTAGCGCCTGTGCCGTCATTCTGATAAAGTGATAATCTTTCTGAAATCTTTTCAGCAATCATATCAAGTCCCTGTGTGTTTCTCTGTAATGGTATTACTGCTTCTGTTCCTGCTTCACCGATATTGGCGATAGTGGATGCACTTACGATACCACCTTTTGCAAGTCTAGGAATCCTAGGAATTGAGAATCCTTTTCCACCAACTCCAGGAACCCAGTCAGGAATCTTTATCTTGCCGATACCACTTAAGAATTTGTTAATTCCATCAATCATGAAATTCAATGGAGCCTTGAAGATGTTGCTTAATCCGGAAACAATACCCTCAAATATCTGTCTGACACCAAACCACGCTCTTCTCCAGTTGCCTGAGAACACGCCACTGATAAAGCTAGTAAGACCCAAGAAAACAACTTCCAATGAATTAATGATAGGACCCAGGTAGTCTCTGAACGCCTTGACGACATTCTTAACCGTTTCAAACACATTCTTCCATTTGAAACCGAAAGTTCCTTCCATCCATTCACCTAGATTACGGAAAAATTCTCTGATATTGTTGACTCTTTCGCAGATTGTTTTGTCTGCGCGTTCAATAATTCCCCTAATTGCAGCAAATACCATATCAAATACACCTCTCAATAGTGTTAAGGCCAATTCGAATATAGGTCCTAGAATATCAAGAATCGTACTGAATATAGGCGTAGCGAACTTAAGAAAATCACTTAATAACCCCATTATGCTCTGGAATACATTCTCCCATGCGTTCCACAACGGTTTGAGAACAGTGTCCACAAAATCATCAATGATTTTACCAACTGTATCAATGATAGGTGCCACAATATTTAGAAATACCTTCTGAACAATAGTAGCGATATTTCCTAGAATGCTTACTATGTCATCTCTGAAGCTCTTGCTCTTCTGCCATAAGTCTACCACTGTAGCAATGACTGCCCCAATGATGACATTTACAGGATTCACAGCCATTACAATAGATGCGAATATCTGTGGAAGAATTCCGAACGCACCGCTCAATGCAGTCGCAAGTGATGCCCAACCTGAAAATACTCCCACTGCAAGCTGTATCTGTGTGATAACAGTACCAAGAATTCCAGCGAGAGTAGAAAATAATGATAATCCCGCAATAACTGAAAGTATGCCAAGAATACGACCTACATTATCTGCTATGAAAGAGAATAACCCATCAATGATAATAAGAACCACATCCACTGCACCTAATACAGCAGTCCAGTCAATCGCTTTAGTAATATCTCTCACAATTTTCAGAATCTCATTGATGATCTTCAATATAGAGTTAAATATATTCCATAAATGCTGGATGATTGAATCACCTAGACCGAAAGTATTCCATGCATCAGCCAGTCCTTGAGAGATGTTGCCAATTATCTTGAATATGTTAGTGAATATCTTCAATATCAGTTCGACAGTCTTTGCACCTGTGCCATTTTCCCACACTGTATACATTGACTTGCCGATTTCCATAAGAAGGTTCTTGACGCCATTAAATGCATATACTGCAGCTGCAATCATCGGCGCACCAAACTTATCCCATGACTGCTTTAATGGCTGGAAGAATTCTGCAACCTTCTTCTTGATTTCTTCTAACTGCTTGTCTACTTCTTCAAGAAGGCCTTTCTGTTCTTCTGCACCACTGTCATCCATGCTGAATCCGCCGATATCACCACCGGACCCACCAGCACCGCCTGAGCCACCTGAGTCACCTGAAGACGGATCACTTGAACCATTGCTTGAATTGATGTTATTGATTGCATCGAATCCAGCAAGAGCTCCTTTCAATTCCTTCTTAAGTTTAGAAGCATTACCTGCTGCCTTTTTTAATCCGCTTCCTGTTCCATTTGCGCCTTTAGAAAGCTTCTGTGAACTATTGGAAGCATCGTTCATTTTCTTTGCAAGAGTCCCTGTATTTCCTGCTGCCTTCTTAGCATTGTTTGACACTCCACCAAATGAAGAACTCAACTTCTTGGATTTACCGCCAAACAGTGCCGTCAGATACCCAACGGCGACCATAACAACTTTAGTGAATGCAACAACATATGGGATGCATGAATTAATCGCCTTCGCAATATTGGTAAAGAATCCAGCAATATTAGACTGTCCGATTGTGTTCATTACATCTGACATGCCTCTAACAATGGCTGTTCTCATATTAGCGATTGATGTAGCAATTCCACCTGTCGCATTTCTTGCCTGTTCCTCGAATGACTGATAGCCGTTAATGCCCTGTGTATTTAACTTCATAATTGTATCCATGAACTGGTCCATTGATACCGTTCCGTTTCTTAAAGCCTCACCTAGTGCGGAAGCATTGACAAAGCCCATAGCCTCAGCAACCTGTTTCATCTGTGCAGGCATTGCAGTCATCGCTGAACGCCATTCGAACATATCCGGTTTACCCTTGGCATATGACTGTGACAACTGTTCAAGTGCTGATTTCTGTATCTCAGAGCTTGCACCACCGGCTAGAATAGCATTATTAAGTGCAAGGAACATATCTGTTGATCTTGAGATATTACTGTTCACTGATGTGAATCTCTGTACTGCGCCTGATGCATCGTCTAGAGTAGTTGGAAGCCCAATAAGCTTATTGCTTAGTTTCTGTACAGATGCATTCGCTTGAACACTGCCAACGCCTAGATTCGCCATCACACGGCTGTAATTGCTAAGAGTATCAACTCTCTTGATTGCAGCATCAACATTACCTAATATCGTTGATTTAATCAGAGAAGCAATACCAAGACCCGCCACAATATTGCGGATACTCTTGAATGAATTGCCAATTGAGCCTGTGACCTTATCAACATGATTCTTTAGGCCGGTGACTTCATTCTTCACGCTGTTCAGTTCTGATTTCGCTGATTTCGTCTGAGCAGATATTACTATCTGCAGTTCCTCTACCGTCATTCTGCATCACCGCCTTTCTTTTTCTTAGTGCGTCATTATGTCTTCTACTGAAGGCAATACGAGAAGATCTAGCGCTTGCGACCTCTTTTCTTTCCCTCTCTTTTTCAAACTCTTTCCTATCCTCTTCAAAAAGTGAAGGATAGAAGTCCCACAATTGTGCAGGAGTGAATGAATCATCCTTGCCATTAAGGACAGCAGAAATACAATCCCTTATCTGAAGGGCCTGTATCTGAAGAGATATCGCTTCCTGTCGCACCATTTCTTTTTTCTTTCTTTCATGCGCTGAAATAATATTGGTACTACGTCAAGAAAAAGTACCAGTCAAACTGAAATTTCTTTACTAATTCAATTACTCTTTACATAACTTTT